CTTTCTTCTGTTTTTCAACAGCCTTGCCATCCCATACATGTTTTGGCACAATTAATTTACTCATCTTCTAGCTCCGTTTTCTTAAGCAGGTCCGTGAGTTCCTGTTCAGCTTCTTTTAAACCGTTATACCTACCAACCATGTATCGATAAGTATCCCAATCTTTTACACCATTAGCTATAGCCTCTTTTATGACCTCTTGTCTAGCTTTTAGTTCGTTTTTGTAATGTGAGAAAAAATTTTCTATCCGCATGATTTCATAAGGTCAGCTAATTTTTTGCAACGATTAGGAGTTTGTTTGTTCCATCTAGAGTCTAACATCTCATAACTCGCACCAATAAAATTACCTTCCTGCAGGCATTTCCACATATTTTTAAACTTAGACACGCCTGTCTGCCCAAGTTGAAAACACATTTCAGATAAAACGTGTTGAGCTGTTTCAGGTAAATCATCAATATTATTCTGATTCATTAACTGTTTAGCTTGAGCTATTGCTCTGCTTAAATCTTTATCAAATACTGTTTGTAATTCTTCTTCTGTGTATTCTTTACCAGCAACAAAATTATCTGCTGGGACAACTTTATGACCCCACCCGATTGTATCGAACCCTTCGGTATCTTGATATATTTTGTTTCTAAAACCTTCACTTAACTTTACTGACTCCGATAACGCTTCGTAGCTCATCCTTTTCCTTTCGCTTTTCTAATAGCCTCTTTGCCTTTTTTAGCAATTGCAGCTTGTTTATTTTTACCAGCAACTTTAGCTCTTTGTTCTACAACCGTCAATATTTGTATTTTTCTTGCAAAAGGTTTTTTAATTTTCTTAACTTTCGCCACAGTCCGCTTGGCATCAGCAGGAGTAGCATACTTAATACCCACAGTATCACGTGGATTTTCGTCAGTATAGAGACGTCTTCCACTACCTTTTGGTTTTTTTCCTGTTCCTTTTAGTGGATCTTTTCTTTTTTTCGACACCTTTGATTACTCCTTTGTTTTTAGAAGCATAGAAAACAGCCTTGGCATCTTTGCCATAAGTCTTCTCCATTGACTTCATTATTTTTTTACCTTTCTTATTTAAAGGCATTATTTCTTTTTGAACAGTCCTATTGCACTAGATCCTGCCTTAATCCCGAAGCTCGCAGAAATCGCTATATAAAGTAAATTGTGATAATACGACGGCAGATCTTGCAAAGCAAGAAACCCTTTGTGGACATGATCTTGCAAAGGCGTGAAGACTAAAACTGCTGGAAGAAGTAAAACAATGAGGGCTACCTCATCTTTCCACGATCCTTTCATTTGGTCAACTGCACTTTGCTCCCATGCAACTTTACCAGCAATCTGGTCCTCTTTAAGTTTTTGCGTTGCTTTAATTGTTGTAAGTTTTAATTCTTGTTTTGCTTTCTTGGTTTCTACAAAACCCTTGACGCCATCTGCGACGACGCCAAGTAAAGGTTTAGCTAATAATTGCCACATAAAATTTTAGATTGCTCCTATGATAACTATTACGATCAGTGCTACAATAGCTGCTTTGATCCAATCTTTCATTTTCCAATCGGACCATTCTTTCAAATGTGCCCAAAGATCTTTTAGTAAGTTCATACAAACCTCCTTTTTAATTTTTGGATTATACTACTTTACACCTTTAAATGGAACTTTTTTAATCTGCATGTTGCTAGTTTGTCCTTTAGGTCCAGCTCCTTTATTCTTTCTCACGACAAAAGGAGAGAAAGTTACTGCAGCATCAGATGCTACAATAGAATTTGGAAAAGGGTTTTTACTAGGAACTTTAGTCATTTTTGTGTTTTTAAACTTCATGATCTTGCCTTTCCATAACCACGTTGAGCTAGTCTACCCGCTAGACCGCCATTTTTTAAACCTTTTTTCTTTAAACCATTTATAGCTTCACCAACTCCACCGCCCATAGCTTTTTTAATTACACCACGGCCCATAAGAATATCTTTTTGTGTTACTTTGCCGTCACCACTTAAATCAGGAAATTTTTTCTTAGCCATAATAATTAATGTATAGTCGGTTTTATAAGATTTATCAAGTCTTTAGCATTGTGATCCATAATCTCGTTGTATTCTTGTAAAGACAGGTTATTTTGGTACAACATCTTAGCTGCACCCATCATTGCACCAGCTAAAAGAACTTGATCTTCTGAGCTTTGTGTACTTTTGTCGGAAAAAGCCATCAATTCTACAAAATATTCTTGTAATTTTTCTACTGGTGTTCTCATTTTAATTTTTTTGTTTAGACAAATTAACATTTGCACGTAATTGTGCAATATCTTCTTGTGAATCTATCTTAGCTTCAGTTAATTCTTCATTTTGAGCTAATTTTGCTGCATCCATGGCAATTTTTGCCTCATCTGCAGCAGCTTTTCGCTGTAAATCTTGTGCTTTTAGGTTAATTTCTTGCTGTTTGAGTTCAATTAGCGGGTCTTGACCTTGTTCACCCATCATTTGTTGCTCTTCAGTAACCATTTGCTCTGTCATTTGCACAATTCTTTCAGCAATTTTTGATTCTAGTAGCTCTTGCATCTCATTTTGTTGCTCTGGAGGTATCTGACCACCAGCTTTTGCTTGCATCTCCTCTAATTCTTTTTGCATTTCTTGTTCTACCTCTTCTCTAGCCTGTAAAGCAACATGTTCTGCTATATGTGATTGTAAAATTATCATAGCTCCTGGATTTGTTTTTACTAAAGCACTAGAAAAGAAAGCTCTGTGAGCATCTATGTGAGCATTATGATTTTGTTTTCTAAAAGCAGTTAAGGCCCCACCTGACAAAGCTGCAGCATTTTCTTGTCCAGGATCTAACGGCTGTGGTCCAGTCGGCACCGGTAGTATTGCATCTATATTTTGAACGCCCATAGCAGAATACATTCTTCTAAAAGCCTCATACATGTTGTGCATTTCTGGTGCAGCTTGTGCTAATTGTAATTGTGTCTGAGCCAAAGTAATTCTTTGTGACATAGAGAATATAGTAGGGTCAGATACTGGTATGATGTCTATTCTCTCATCAAAATCAGAAGCTTTTAATGTTTGTAAATCACCTTGAACTTCGTAAGGATATACAGGAGGTAAAGACTGTGCAAATATTCTAGCTAGTAGTTTAAATTCTATTCTTTGTGCATAGTGCATTCTTTTATGAATAGCAGACATGACACGCATACCTCTTTCCATAAGAGCCATCGTAGTTCCAACAGGAGCACCAGCATTTGCAGCATCTCCTAATTTTTGATCTGCTACTGTTGCAAACTCTTTACCCGCTTGAACACAAAAACCTAATAGTTGAAATAAAGTTGGATCTGCTCCTTTGTAAGGTAATGGCAATAAGCCTGCGCGAAGATCACCACTAGGTGCATCAACATCTCTAAACTCACCAGGTTGTATTGGTTGATCATCATCTGCAACTCTTAAACCTCTAGCTTTGAAACCAGCAGGTAAGTTTGCTAAAGTACCAGCATCTATCAATTGTCTTAACGCAGCTGTTGCTGTTCTAGATAAACCGCCAATCATGTGAATTAAACCTAGTCCATAAAAACCTAGACCAGGCATAAATTTATAATGAACAAAGTATTGCTGTTTTTTGTATAAGGAATCTTCTTCGCTATAGTTTCTGTATATGGATAACACCTCACTAGACCCTTCATCGATAGTCACTATGTAAGGTAGTTTTATACCATCAGGGTGTTCGAACCCTTCAATATCTAAATCTACGTGCATCTCTAACAAAGTATATTGATCATCTTTGTAAGAATTTTTTTCTATACCAGATAATTTTCTTTCCTTCTCTTCAACTTTGTTCTGATCCTCTTCACTTGGTTGTAAAGCAATGTCACGATAAAAACCAGTGACCTGCATTTTCTTAATATCGTTTTCTGTTCTTTTTAAAACATGAGTTACTCTCTCACACTCCTCTAGGTTTGTAGCCGTGTACGGAACAACTAAATCTTCCGATGGAACAAACTTAGAGACAGCTCTGCCAAGGTTGGAGTCGTAATAAATTTTTTTAAAAGTTGATCCAGATAAAGGTAAGTAGAATAACATTTGATCCAGTTCAGGATCATATTCTTCCATAACATGCATCATTTGATAATTCATAAACTCAGCAACACGTTGAGCTTGATCTTCTTTTTCTTTTGTAGCCATGCCAATAACCTGTGCTCTTACAGGTCCACTAGCTGGTAATAATTCTTTATATGCTTGCGCTTGAAACTGAGTTACTGACTCAGCTAATAACGGATGAGTAACACCACTAGCGCCTTGAAACGGTTGACTTCTTTCGTTGTAATTTAATCCTAATAAATCTAGTCCCTTTGTGTAGGCTTCCTCCCACTGCTGTCTAGATCCTTTATCATCTTCATATGATTGTCGTAACTCGCTTGAAATATTTGTTAATACATCTGGATCAACAAACTCTGCTAAGTTACCGTCAAAACCTGTTTCTATTTGTTCTTGTTCTGGGTTTACAACAGCGCCCCCGTCTTCCGTCATTTCAATGTTGATGGGCTCGTCTGTGCCGGGCTCTAGTTGAACTTCTTGTCCTACCTGTGCTGGTATTAATAATTCATCATTGACCGTTTGTGGTTGGTCGTAATTTGCTGGTTTTTCAACAACCATTAAGCTGCTCCTATCATTTCATCCATAGACACTAGCGGATCATACTTTACATAACCCCCTGACGCTAGGTGTGTTTTTGTTGACAATACCATTTCTGGAGTCAACTTTATAGCATAAGCATCTACGGTTTTAAAGCCTGAAGGTAGTTCAACAGGTCTAGCTATCAAGCCCTCTGCTCCCGACTCTGTAATATAATCTCTTGCTTTATCCATGACATCAGCGAAATCGCTTTGCTTTGCACTTTTTGCCATTTTAAATTCTTTAACAACATCACCTTGTGCATTGACAACTTGCACTGATCTAGTCACAGATTTACCTTCGCTTATCTGAACTTTTACTACTCTGAAATCTGCATTGTTTACCTTAGCCGCTCTTCGTAACGATTGCTCTAATACACTCGTATAATGCTTACCATTAGGATCTGTAACATTAGGACCACCATAAAACTCATACTGGCCGATACCTTTCATCTCTTTTGTTCTTTCAGCAAAAGGTGTCGCCGTTGTACCTCTTTGACCATACCTTGCTGTTACAAGTTCAGCAGGAGATATAACATACCAATCAGATGCATTAGGATCCTTGTCTATAAATTTTCTTTTTGCTGCCATGTGCAAATCGTTTTTAATTAAAGCATCACCCCAAACTTTTCTGTCTTTCATAGGAACGTTAGGAAATAGTTTTTTCATTGTCTTAGGATCTGTGTACGCTTGTTCAAAAATATCTAATATTCTATCTCTTTGTTTGGCTGCAGCAGCTACTCCACTTCTCATCTCACCTGTAAGCATACCTGGTCTGACTTTAGCTAAATCTCTAAATACAGCTTGACTCTCTTTTAATTCTTTTATGTAAGCAGCGAAGTCCTCTTCTGTTCTAAACAAAGGACGCATAATGTCTTTGTGTTTTGAATAGAAAGCTAATATGTCTTGATCTGTTGACAGTCCTAGTCTGTAAGATTCTTGTCTTAGTTTTTGTGTATCTTTGACGTCAATACCTTTATCAAGTAATTTGTTGTAATCATTTATTACTTCTTCTAATTTTTTTCTGTATGTCTGCATAATGTCAGACTGTATCTCATCTGCAAAAGTTACACGCACTGTCTGATTTCCTGTTACAACAGCATCATCAGTTTTACCTATATTTGCCAACTCCTCTTGTGCTTTTGCTAAATCTCTGCCAGCTCTATCAATATTCTTTTGTGCTTGTTCTAGTGATACACGTCCACCAGATTGATTAACTATGTCCTCTGCAGATCTGTTAGATATGGTTGTTAGTCTTTCAATTCGTTTATTTAACTCTTCTGTCTTTGGACCAATATTAGGTAGTTGTGTTTTTGTTCCTGGTATGATCGCATATCTATCTGTGCCTCTTGTCCATCCTATGACATACTTTGTTTCATCATCAGGAAAGAAACCATGAGTGCTGTATTGATAATATTTTATATCATCAGGTATATCAGCAGGATCTAAATATAAAATATTTTCTCTGTATGTTTCTGGTATGGCACCACCTTCATAATATTGATCTGCATACTTACCTTTAATAAACTGACCATCTGCATTTTCTACCTCTGATCTGAATCCCCTAACTGTTGTTTGCATTTTACGAATAGGAGCATTTTTTATTCTCTCTAGTAAAGCTGCTTTCGTTATAGGCTGACCTGTTTTTGAAACTGTTTCTAGTAGCTGTGGTATTTGATAATCTTCTACTTCAAATTTAGAGATACCTTTTGATTGTAAAAAATTAAATAAGTCAGCAGGTGTGTTAAAAACGTCTGGTGCATTAGGGTCAATGAGCCGTGCTTCGAGATTCGAGTAAAATCTATTTATCTTTTCACCAGCACTTGCCGCTGCATCAGCTATCTTGTCTGACTGTGCTATTCTAGTTCCTGTGTTTCCTGAACGTAGTAGATCATCAATCTTATTTGCTCCTGCAATCGCCCAACCTGGTGCTTTACCAAATATGACGTTAGCCACTTGCACCTCTGGAAGTGTGCCTTCTTTTGTTGGTTTTAATTTTGCATCTTCAAATAAATCTAATTCATCTAGGCCCATGTATGCAGGGCTCTCTTGTATGTCTCTTATGTCAACTGCAGAATCATCTGGTGTACGTAGTGGATCAGTGAACTGTCCTGGCTCTCCACCCATGGCTAGACCTGGCGGTACGTCCTGTACAATATCAACTACATCATCCTCTTTCTTCTCGTCAGTCTTTTTGTTCATCATGTCGTAGAATAGCATATCACCAATTGTGTTTCTTTTTAAGTTGTTTCTTTCAATATAAGAATCTGCTAGTTCTCTGGCATATCTGATAACATTATCGGGAGTCTCCTCAGGATCAAAAGGTAGATTACTGAGATACTCAATATCATCAGTGTCTGGAAAAGGTAGCTCGTTAGGATTGTCCACCATGTTTCTTATGGCATCTTGATAGTAGTGTACTAATTGCTCTTGATACTCAAAGTCTGGTTTAATCGTGGTCAGCTTAAATTCTTGATATGCTTTCTCATCAGCTTTGACTTTTTCTTGTACTTTTTCATCCTGTAGCTGATTAATTAATAGAGTAGTATTTTTAATCATTTGTTGATAGCCTTGTCTTTTTGCTATCTCGCTTGCAGGTAACGCTAATCCTAATTCTGGTAAAGTTTTACTACCTACAACAAAAACATCCTCTGTGCCTGGTTTTACAGTGGCATTTAAATACCTACCAGCGCCATAGTAAATTTTAACTGGTTGTTTTACTGAATTAACAGCTACTGCTTTTAACAGCTTTAATATACCTATCGCATCTTGAATAGTTGGTATACCAAGAGCCCTAGGAGTGACACGTAACACTTTTCCAAAAGTTCCAATGTCTTCTCTACTTAAAACCTGCATAATCTTACCTGTGTAGGTCGGTTGAGTAATTAAAGGTAAAAAACCAAGACCTGATATGCCGTACTGTTTTGCAACCTCTAACCCTGTAAGCTCTCTACCTTCTCCTCCTCCAGATCTTACAAACACATTTCTACCAAACTTGTCTTCTATCTTACCAGTTGATCCAGCTACAATTCCAATTCCTAAATCAAAATTAACTAAAGCGTCTTCTATAAAACCTTCAAGAGCCTCCTCGCTTATATCCTTGTTAGTTTCTCTTATATAATCTGCAAATTCCTCTTTGGTGATATCCGTTCCTTTTCTTATCATTGCAGCTTGCTTTGCCTCTCCTGCTGCTATACCCATAGGGGTTACAAATTGATACAAATTAACAAGTAAATCAGCTGTCTCTAATGGTATTCTTTTTATGGTGTTGGCTAATATTTCTTTCTTTGCCTGAGATGTTGACTCTGAAAAATTACCTAGACCTTTTGCTCTTGCATAAAAGTCTTGATAAACTTGTGTGTTCTCCAACTGATCATAAAAATCCATAACGTCATAAACAGTTCCTGGACCTAAATCAGTTGCCTCACCAGTAAGACCATTAACAAACTTACCATCTGGGAAAAAAGCCTGACAGCCTGGTGCGTTAGGGTCAATTCCACAAACCTGTGCTTTTGATATAGCCATTTTCTTATCTTCTAAAAATGTTGCATAGTTATTTCTCGATTTTAAATATTCTTGTGCGTCATTACTTAGATTTGGATTATCGTCCCGATTAATAAATTTATTTTTTTTCTCTTTTATAAAATCTTCAAGTCCTTGAAGTCTTATATCATCAGAAACTTTTATGACCTGCTCTGGTGTTATATCTCTTAATTTGTTTTCGATTGGTTCATTTGAAGCTACAGCAAACGGATAATCTTGTCCTTCAAAAAATTGTTTCCTTACACTTTCAAGAAAACCAGGATCTCCTCCGTCTTGCAAGCCAACAGCACCACCTCGTTTCATCTCAAACAGTCCTCTTCTTGCTTCGTCACTTAACTTCTGACCTTCTGCTATGAAAGGAGCTAGTTTCTCATAAGCTTTATCAAATGACTTAGCTATTGAATCTCCTGCGTTGGGTAGATTCTCATACTCTTGAATTAAAGGTGTGTCCCCAGTAAACAGCTGTTCCAATTGTTTTTGATTTAATTTTTTATAATTAGCGTATGGAATATAAGCTATGGCATCTTCACCAGCTTTTACTGGCACGAAAGGTATGCCTAATTTAAAATCTATATTTGGATTTACTTTTTTAAAATTATCAACAACGACAAAAATTTCTTCACTTAATTTTTTTGCCTGTTTTATTTTTCCGTCTGCAACAAGGTCAATTATTTTTATAGATTTTTTATAAACCTCGTCCTCCATTTTTGTTTTACTAGACACTGTTAAACTTTTGTTAATTACGTTACCTTGAGGGTTTACATAAAATGTAAAGTTATCACTTTCTTTATAAGTTTGTTGCATGCCTTTTAAATGTCCTGATTCAAATATGTATCTTAAATTAAAAGAATCATTTGTTCCTCCAAACCTTTGTGGTTGAATGTGATCTAAACTTATTATCTGTCCTTTGCTTTCAGGAAACAATCTATTTATCTGATCAACTTTATTTTTTATACCAGGTGAGTTAAGAAAATTTCTTTTTTGTTGAATAAAATTTAATCGTACGCCGTCAGCGTTTTTCATGGTTGCAGGTATTGAATATCTTAAGCTGTTAAATCCACTAGAGTTTGTGTTTGTAATCTCAGAGCCGATTTCATATTGAGCTAATAGTTCTTTTTTATTTAATACTTGTTTTGCATTTTTTGCTTTTGCAACATTGTTAAATATTGACATCGGTAAAATTGTTCTACCATCATCAACAATGCCCATTTGATTTTCTAACGTTCTCCCTCCGAAAACAGGTGCTCTAAAATCTAATTTTAATCCTCTAGCATTTGCTATTTTTTCTCCCCCTGCAATATAACCTTGTAAGGCTTTTTTACTATAAGCAGACATGATAGGTGAATCAGGGTCCACTACATCTTTTAATGCATTGTAATATTTAGCATAGAAAGGGAGAGGTCCATACTCTGATAAATAATTTTTATCCATTGCTTTATCTATTGCTCTGTTGATGTAAGAAGCATTTAACACTGCAATATTTTTAGCTGCTGCTGATTGAGCAGTAGTTTGTTTAACACTCCTTGAAATCATAGGATTTAATAAACCAGCGTGAAACATTAAATCTTCATATTTCTGTTGAATGTTAGGATTTTTGTTTACATAATCAAAAATCATTTGATCTAACGCATTCATTGTTTTTTGCGTTTTTGATCTTGGGTCTATATATGGAAGTTTTAAATTAAATTTATTTTTTAAAACATCTTTACCAAAAGTTTTCGTAATTTTTCCAGAGGCTATAGCATCGAGAACATCATCTTGTGTTTTATATAAATCAAAATTTTTAAATGGCTGAGAATAAAAATCATTACCATACTTCTGATATAAAGTTTTTGATAAATTTTTTTCAGCTTGCTCTACAATATTTGGTTTACCAACAAATGATTTTGTTGGTGTTACATCAAAAATTTTATCATATAATTTTTTGCCAGCTGCAATAGCCTCATCATGATATTTAAGTGTAAGTTGTAATGGTAGGGCTGTGCTCATTCTGTTTTCTTCAATTGTTTTTTAACATTTTTTAATCTGATATCTCTTACTTCTAGTAAAACTCTATCACGCTCCATCTTCTGTGTAAGGAGGTCCAAGGGCGTTTGTGAAAGTAAATTGCTTGCACTATCAACACCTTTGATTGCTACGCCTGAGCCTGGTGGTTTTATTTTTCTTGTTACCATTAGTAATAACTCCTAGGTTCTATAAATTTTTTATCTTCTAAATAATCAGACTCTAGGCTGATAAAGTTACCTTGCCTAAATCGCAACAACGCCTGTGTTGTTGAATCAACTAAATCGTCATGATCACCATAAGGGAAAGCAGCGCATTCTTCAATGACTTCTTCTGCAAAGCGATCATCGGTTGCCCATACCTGGCCAGCCTCGAAGATAGGAGCAACCGAGTTTACTCGAACATGCTTATCATTACCTTTACTAGGTGTATAAGTTACGACGGGAATACCCACTTGACGTAGTTCGTGTGTAAGAGGCATACCAGATGCTTTCGCTTCAATCAAGGTTGTTTCAGGCTCCCAGTACTTATATTCATCTAATGCTATTTGTTTGAGCTCTGGAAAATCCCAACGGCCTTTACGCATAGCTAAAAGTATAATGTTCCATGGGCCGTGTTCCACGGGTTTAAATACACCCCACGTTGTTATTGCACTAAAGTCTGCAGTCTCTCGTTTACTAAACGCAGTATCGTATGATTGAATTACATGCATCAACTGAGGTATGTCTTCTTTTGGCCATATTTTCCACCACTCACGTTTAATAATAGAACCTTCTTCTGATGTGGGTTTTTGTTGCCATTGTGCCTGCCACTTCTGTTCTGACAGGGAAGCTTTGACACCTTCTAGTTCTGATAGTTTCCAATACTCAGGCCACATCGGTTTATCATTCAATATCGCAGGAAACTCAACAACCTCCCATTGATCTGCATTATCATTAGATTGATTGTTTATTAGTTTACCTGTTAAGTCTTTTGTAGACCAACGAGTCATAACAACAACAATAGATCCGCCGGGCTGTAAACGTTGTCGGGGGCCCGAGGTGTACCATTCATAGGCATTGTCTAATGCTGTTTGTGATAGCGCGTCTTGTTCCGAGTGCGGGTCATCAATGATAAGTAAGTCTGCACCACGGCCCGTGATTGCACCACCGACACCAGCTGCAAAGTATTCACCACCTTTATTTGTAGTAAATCTACCCGCTGCCTTGGAGTCCTGTGAAAGTGTTACATCAGGAAAGACTTCTTTAAATTCATCTTGTTCAAACAAGTTTCTAACCTTTCTGCCAAAGTTGTAGGATAGCTCAGCTGTGTGAGTTGTTTGTATAATTTTTAGTTTAGGATTCTTGCCCATCATCCATGCTGGAAATAAATTTGAAGCAAACTCTGACTTTGTATGTCTTGGTGGCATATTTACAATCAAACGTTTAATCTTTCCACGTGAAACATCCTCTAATTTTTTTGCAAAAATTTTATGATGTGAACCTGCGATAAAGTCAGGCCAAACTTTTTTTACAAAAGTAAGATAGGAGGAACGGGACTCCTCTGCCAGTTTTAGTTGCATTTTCCTTAATTCGTATTTTAAAACTTCCGTTGGGATTTGCTTTTGATTCATAAAAAAAGTTATATCATAATCTGTGTTCGTGTAAAACTTACACTTTACTGCGCTTGCACGCGCGACTGCGAAACAGGGGGTGTACCCTTTTTAACTACAAGATATGGTGTTTGGTCTTGGTTGTAAGTACCTAATGTTGATTCGGGTAACCTGACTGGTATCACCTGCTGCCTGGTAAATTCTACGCTGCTGCCTGGAAGAACTGGTGGTGATGACATAAAAAAAGGGGGATAACTCCCCCTTTTGCCAGCCCTCGAGGGTAACTGTTATAAATTTAGTTTACTTCTTGCCTCGCTTAATATTTTAGTACCCCAATCTTTAAGGTACTGTGGCGCGTTGGGATCGAAGATCATTTCTTCAACTTCACTCTCTAACCACTTATATAAAGCGCGCCAATTAATATTAGCAGAAACATTATTATTAGTATTAGCTTGAACATGATTATCATTTCTAGTTGTTAGTCCTAACTGTTGCTCTAAAGCAACTAATCTGTTTCTTAAGTCGTTATCATTATCTGGCATTTTGATTTCTCCTTTCTTAATAACTTATTACTCCCATTTTATTTTATAATCAAGAACAATCGAAACTTTTTTTTTACTTGACATAAGCCACAAAACTCTGTGGTC